GGCCCAAGTGCTTCTGAAGTGAGGGCACATATAAGTGCTGGTACAGGTATTAGTATTACAGATGGAGAAATCAGTACAACCATTACGCAATATGCTGATTCGGACGCTAGAGGTGCTATAAGTGTTACCGACTCTGGTGGAGACGGTTCTTTGGCATATAATTCTTCTACTGGTGTGATCACATACACCGGCCCAAGTGCGTCAGAGGTAAGAGCTCATATAAGTGCCGGAACTGGCGTAACAATTACTGATGGTGAAATTGCTATCGGGCAGGCAGTCGCAACAAATTCAAACGTTCAGTTTAATAATGTTACCATAGATGGAACTTTGGACTGCGGTGTACTCACATAATTTATAAATACTTGGGTAAAAGGATACTACTATGAAATATAAAAAAACACACAGTGAGGCCATGGAGGAAGTAAACCTCTATGAAAAATCTGTTTCACAACAGCAACAAAAGTTCATGGGAATGGTTCGTGCAGTTCAGAAGGGCGATATGGAAGCTCCTTCTCCTGAAGTTGCAAAAGCAGCAAAAGACATGAAAAAGAAGGATGTGAAAGATTTTGCATCAACAAAACACGATGAGTTGCCCGTAAGAAAAGAGGCGACTAATCCTGAAGACGAAGCACCAGCATCACCAGACGAAGGTCACATGGCAGTTCAACAGTTAGAGTTCATGATGCATGCCGTGGTAAGAATGAAAGGACACATTGAACAAGGTGGTAAATTTCCAGAGTGGATGCAGAATAAACTTTCTGGTGCCCACGAGAAGTTGAAGGGTTTGTATTCAAACATTGAACACGGAATGAAAGAAGAGGTAGAGTCTATGGACGAAGGAAGAAAAAGTAAATATGATTTTTCAGAACCGGACGATACCGGAGCAGATCGCGCTGTCATTATGCAGATTCGCAAGGCTTATGACTTGGACGGTAAGTTTGATGTTGAGTTTGCAGATGGGAAAACGACAAAAGTTTCTAAACCGATTGCAAAGGCAATCATGCAAACTCACATGAGTCTGAAACCTGCTGACAGATTAAAATTTCAAAAGGGAATCAGTAAATCATATAAAGGTTTGCTGACTACACTTAAAAAACATATGGGGAACAAAAAATGAGTAAATATCTAGAGACTAAAGAAGGTAGTCTAGAAGCTGCGGTGCTGGAAGCAGTGTCAAGGGCACAACAGGCTGCGATTGCAATTTCTAAGAAAGAACGTGGTGAGAAACCTAAGAATGAGTGTGCATCTGAGGACGAATTCAAACCGCACATGATGTATGACCCGAAGACGGGTAAGAGTGTGAAAGCAAACACCTATGCAGACCATGTGAAGTATGATAAGATGGGTTACACCCACGAGAAACCTAAAGGAATGAAAGAAGGATTTTCTGAAGAAGAAGTAAGAGAACTCTGTCATTCTAAAGACCACAACTGTGCAATCATAGTAAACCATCCTGAGTGGGGTCTTGGTAAACCTGTATATGAATCACACGCAATTCCAACTGACGATGGTTATGTCGAGTGGTATGATGTGGAATTCAAACATGGCATCGAAAGAGAAGTTCCCGCTGAAGATATGGAGATCATCGAAGAAACAAGTCACATGAAGTCTAACAAACATAAGGACGATAAGAAGATGATTAGTGGTCAGCTTGTTGGTGGACAAAAGAAATTGGACAAAGACAAGGACGGTGACATTGACGGTAAAGATTTTGCTATGTTGAGAAAATCAAAGAAAAACGAATCTAAAGAAGTTAAAATGGCGATAGGCATTGCTTCTGATCCTCGTTACAAGGGGGGTAACATGACGGGCGCGGTAAAGGCCATTGAGAAAATGAAGAAGGGACTATCTAAACACCCACAAGTTAGAGCAGTTCTTAGAAGACAAAACGAAGAAACCGATCATTACAAAGAAATGGAAAAAATCCAAGAACAGCAAAGACAGTCTATGAGACAGGCTCTTGCACAAGTTTGGGGTGTTGACGAAGGTAAAAATCCATTTAAAAAAGATGATGAGAAGGTGAGGAAGGGAGAAAAAACTGAGACGGGAGAACCAATGAATCCGGTTTCTGTGAACCCTAAAATGGATGAAAGAGCTTAGATATATCCACACTAGAAAATGTGCTGGTTCGTCGATAAAAGGATTTTTTAAACAAAGAGGAATAGATATAAAATATGGTGATGGGTATCTATGGGATATGGATGAAAAACCTTTCACTGAAACTGTTTTTTCCGTAGTTAGAAATCCATATACCAGAGTTTTATCTGGGTATAACCATATGATGAATTGGGGTATTCCTTGGAAAAAATACCACGAAAGACAAAGGACGCAGTTAGGAAAGGTAGAAGGGTGGTATTTAGAGTATGACCACGTTAAGTGGCCGAAGGATAATTTGCTTGACTTTGTTGAAAAGTATGATAGCATAGATGAAGTTTGGAGACATGTTACCGCAACACAATCTAGTTTTCTAAACGGTAGAGTAGATTATTTGATGCGTTTTGAAACACTACAAGAAGATTGGAAAAAGTTTTGTGATTTCATTGAAATGCCATACTTTCCTTTGCCCCATCTAAACAATCATGATGAGTGGAAAAAGACTTACTTCACTGATGAAGAAATTGCTTGGGTACAGGATACTTTTCGTGATGACTTTAAGAATTTTGGATACGATATAAATGTTATACCTAGAACAAACTAGAAAAAAGAATGATGAAGATTTACCCAAGATATACTGCGACATGGATGAAGTTTTATGTAACTTCATGAAAGGAGCAAGTAAAGCATCGGGTGCTCCTTTTGCAGCGGTAGAAAAAGAAAAACGTTGGGAAGACATTAGAAACACAAAGGATTTTTGGGCAAACTTAGAATGGATGCCTGGAGCAGAAAGACTATATCGTTACATTAACAAGTATGATTTGAACATACTTTCTGCGGCAAGTACCAGAGATCCTAACTCAAAGCCAGGCAAAAGAAAGTGGTTGAAGAAACATACAAACTTACAGCCAAGTAAAATTAACTTGGTTTTGCGGGCACAGAAAAGGGATTTTGCAACAACACCGAATGGAAAACCAAACGTTTTGATAGATGACTATATAAAGAACATAAATGAATGGGAACGCGCTGGTGGGATTGGAATACACCATACCAGTGTAGGAAACACTATTGCACAACTCAAAAGACTAGGATATTAATATGCCGTCTAAAATATTATACAGAAACTCAGATTCCACTAAACATATTTTACTTGCTTTTCAAAGGGCCTGTGGCGGGCCTTACTTAAAAAGTTTTTTTCATCTAAGTGATGATTGGACTAAAGTATCTGATAACAACACTTCTACTGGAGGAGATTTGTTTGGGGATAATTCATTGCGAACAACGGGGAAGAAATCTACTATAAGTGAAACGTATGCAGGACTTCACGTTGTAGGTATAAAAAGGAATCCTTATAGTAGATTCATCGAATCTCTTGCTTACAGTAATCAACGACATTCTAAAACGTATACTCCAGATGATCTATTTACCACAGACGATAAATCATCTGATGCAGATAACTGTTGGTATGACCAGTGTGGCCACAATTACGATTCCTGTCCTGAAGCCATGAGAAAAATCCTGTGGGAAACACAGGCAGAATTATATGCACTGGATGATGACAGTTTAGTTACGGATACAATGTTTTCTTATGAAAATTTTTCCACAGAGTGGACTACCTTTGCTACTGATGTATTGGGTGATGCATCACTTGCGGCTCCACAACTTGGGTCTAGGTGGGAAGAGTTAAGTTTAGAAGACAAGGGAACACATCTAGATGATATTTTAGATAGTGTCACATCATCGACCAAAACTAAAATATATAACAAATTTGTTGATGATTTTACATTATTAGGATATACTTCCAGTGATTGGCCGTATACCGATTAATTCTTATAAATAGTAAGATAAACATTTAAGGAGAAAACTATGTCTGCTTGGAGTATGAATGACGGTTCTGCATTGACAGGAACCCATACTTTCACCAATGCAAGTGCAGCCGTCTCTGCCTCTTCTGGTGCGTACACCACTGAAGTAGCCGTAGGAGATATTCTTGTAACTGCTGGTGGTGAATCAGTTAGAGTAAAATCTATTACTGATGACGATAACTTAACACTAACCGATAATTTTGGTGCTACTACAGAAAGTGGTGTTGCCGCTACAGTTCGTAGACCCCCTATTAATTTTGACTCTGCTGCACCGCACATCGACTCAACAATTCTTGGTGTGGATACAACCGAACTTAGTGCCGGTGGAGACAACGTAGTGTCTGTAACCGTTTCAAATCAAGGTTCTGGTTACGCTTCGGCACCCGCTGTAAGTTTCTCAGGAGGTGGTGGTTCCTCTGCTGCTGGAACTGCCGTTCTTACAGACAATAAAGTAACTTCTGTAACAGTAACTAACGTTGGTTCATCTTATACGTCTGCCCCTACTGCAACTGCGGCTGCCCCATCTGAGGTGACTTTTAACGCTGCATCTGCGGTAGATGGAACTGACATCACACTTACCTCACACCCGTTCGAAACTGGTGACGCGGTAACTTATTCTGATAAGAGTGGTACTGCAATCGCTGAACTTACAGATGGTGGTACATTCTTTATCGTAAAGGTTGATGCAAATACAGTTCAACTTGCTACTACTGCGTTAAATGCATCTGCTGGTACGGTGCTTACACTGACTGACGGGCCTTCAGAAAACCACGGTTTGACAGGTGAAACTGCCACTCTTGTTGCTGCCCTTGGTGCGGGTGGTACTGAAGTAACTCACGCAGGTTGGGTTAAAAAGACTGTAGGTACTGGTGGACGTGCTGGTAGAGTATTTTATGAAACTCTGGTTGCGTCTTCAACTATTAGTGGTGATGCCGCTGATGATCTTGAGTTGCCAGATAGTTAATAAATACTTTTAGATTATGTTTTCATTATGGAGGAAACAGAAAGTGATAGACGCTACACGTTTGAATGCAAGAATTGATGAACTAGATAAAGATATGGGATCCGTCACTCAATCTATACAAGAGTGTGATGCCAAAAAGAATGAACTCATGACACTGTTGCGAACACTAGATGGTGCAAGACAACAGTGTCAAGAGTTTTTAAAAGAACTCGATATGGAACGGTCAGAGGGTAAACCAAAGACTAAAAAGTGATTCATGTGTATGCATGAAGTAGAATTCCCTTATCGGGGTTATTAAAATTAAATAGGAGATGCCAAATGGCTGATAAGAAAATTACCGCTCTAACTGACCTGTCTACAGGTATTGCAAGTGTTGACTTGTTTCACGTAATCGATGACCCTAGTGGTACACCGATTAACAAAAAGGTATCAGTGGCTAACGTATTCAACTACGTTCCTACTTTCCTTGCTACTAACTCTACTGAAACCATGACCTCTGATGGTGCTGCTTCAGTATCAACCGCTATCACTTTCCTTGATGGTTCTTCTACAGGTGTAGACGCAACTCTCGCTGATGGTGTTACTGGTCAGGTTAAGACTTTTGTCTGTGTGGATGCTTCTAATGCTTGTACTGTCGCTCTGACTAACAACATTACTGGTTCATCTAAGACTGTCACTCTGAACAGTGCCGGTGAAACTGTAACTTGTATGTACACTGGTGCTACATACGATTGGGTTGTTATCTCGACTTCACAGCCCCCTTCAACTGCTGCTATTGCAGTTACTCAGTAAGATGGGTTCATGGAAAGGGGGGTAACCCCCTTTCCATTTTTAACTAGGTAAGAGATATGAAAACATTTAAAAATTTTGCAGAAGATGCTGGGGTTAATACTTCACATACCGGAACAGATCTTGACAGCCATACTACTGGTCAAAGTCTTGCTAATTCTTCACTATTAAGAAAGTTGAATGTATACGTTGGTGCTGTTGCTAAAGAAAGTGTCAAGTTGCCAGAAGAAACAATTGCTGAAATTCGTCAGAAGTTGGCTAGACTTGGTATTACTTTCGACCAAGCTCCTGTAGTTGAAGGTGCGTCTGGTTCATTCAGTTTACCAATCAAAAGATATGGTGGGGTGTTTGGTAAGAGCAACACTACTGCTTTCGATGAGTTCGATAATGAAGATGGTACTGGTGTGGAAGGTGGACTTTCCCTGAAAATTACTTACGAAGAAACCGAAGCAAACTGCTATAAAATGACTGCAAGTATTGAGTAATGTTTGAAAAGATTACATCAGAAAATGTTCTGATGTTTGCTATGAAACATTATGAGAATCCCCACTGTGAGGGTGAGCATGAGTTTTATGATGACATCAAACGTTTTAAGTATTTAAAAAGACTGTTTCGAAAATACGAAGTTTCAGGTGAGTTGAAAGAAAGACTAGTTCTAAATCATCTCATTGTGTTGAGGAATGTTTTTGGAACGGAACCAGCTACAGTATTACTTTTACATAAAATAGATGTCGATCATCATCCCGCTCTAAAATCTTTTTTACTCTACCTAAATATGATAACACAAGAAGAACTTCCAGAAATAGAAGTTGACCTTGATTTATTGAAAATTTTGGAGAGTATAGATGGGTTCGGCGATTGACTTATTTGTCACATACAGGTTTATCAAACTTTTGGTCACTCCGTTTGAAAAAACGGATGCGTACAAATTTGGTATAATTGACAAGGATGGTAATCGTATCATCAAGAAAGGTACGAAAAACCAACCAGAGGTAGAATTAAGCACCTCTGCACTACGAGATTCCTACACCGTTTTACACAAACTGGTGTTCAACATCAAAAAAATATTCCAAAAAGTGCCTGGCTTAAGAACTAAGTTGGGTACTTATGCGGCCGCAACTTTTCTCCTCAAAGACACATTTAAAGAACAAGTAGACCCCGAAATGTTCGAGAAGGAACTTATTAAGTATCTTCAGGAACAAGGTGTCGAGTTTGATGATGAGATTTCAGAGGAAGTTGTAGGGTTTGGTGAGAAGCTTCCAAAGGGGGAGTATGTTCTAGTCAACGATATACTAAATAAAGATGAGGACTTGCCTAGCGTAAAATCAGGCGATAAGGTTATTGTGTATGCAGACGAATCTCCTATAGACATGGTTCTAGGAGTTGAGATTTTTCCTGTAGTACATGAAAAGTCAAAAGAAAAGATTTTTGTTGCGTTAACGGATTTGAAAAATGCCTAAGAAATTTCAAGCACTTTATAAAGAAGTTAATCCATACAGTGGCCAAGTGATTGAGGACGCTCCAACCAACTCTGCTGGGGGTGGTGCAATCGCAGGGATTGGTGTGGGGCCTGATGGTGAGCCAGGCGTAGACCCCAAGAAAAAGAAAAAAAGATATCTAGATGCAAGAACAAAGGAATACAGATTCCATCGTGCCAAATTAGAAGCGCGAAGACTAAGACGTCAAAATAAAAGAGTCACTAATGAAAACATTTAAAGAATACATGATGAATCCTACAACGGATTCTCCACTAACACAGTATACTCCTAGAAATACTGGTTACCATAGCCTCTACCATCCTGTTGCAGATTTGAACGCACAGAAAAATGCAAGAAGAAAAAAGAAGACAGAAGGTCTTTGGGACAACATTCGAAAGAAAAAAGAAAGAATTGCAAGGGGTTCTGGGGAAAGAATGAGAAAGCCTGGCGAGAAAGGTGCGCCAACTCCAGATCAAATACAGAGAGCTAAAGGTTGAAATTAATTGTTTCGGGGTGCAGTTTCACCTCGATAAAAGGTGAGTGGTTTGACCCCACTTATCCTAAACAAAAAACATTTCGTAATACCAGAGAAAAATATAGAGTAAAGTCTTGGCAAGATTATCTTGCAGAAAAACTTGATATTGAATGTATTACCGTAGGAAAGTCTGCAATAGGTAATAGACAAATTATCGAGAGAGTTGTTTCCGAAATTGCGTGTCATGACCCCTCCGATATATTTGTAATTGTAAGTTTTACAGAATGGTTGCGTCTAGATGGAAATACTGGCGGTGAAGCATGGTGGGTTATAGGTAAACCACGTTATGTGACAAATGCGTTTTTGACTCAGCTAATTACGTTGCAGTCTTATTTGGAAAGTAACAATATAAAGCACTTGATTGTACACGGAACAGAACCAATAAATAATATAAGTGCAGGGCAATCTTTTTTTTCTGAGAACTGGACACTACAACACATAATGGAACAGTTTTTAGAAAATAAGTTATATCACCAGATTAACGCAGATAATATATGGGGTTGGCCTTTTTTCGAAAGAATAGGTGGAAAAACAATACAGTCTATCGTTGAATTAGACCACACCAGCCATCCAACAGAAAGAGGACACAGACATTTTGCAGAGGTGATACTCAAAGATGTCGAAAGGAGAATGCAATGCTAGATTGGGTAAAGAATAGAATAGAAGAAAGAACTACTTGGGATGGTAGTGTTCTTATTGTGGCTGGAGTGTGTTTCTTAATCTTCAAACCACTTGCAACGATTGTTGCTTACGGTGCAATCGCATATGGTGTCTGGACTATTTGTAAAAAGGAAAACTAATGCCATCACATCATTTCGCTCTGGTTTCGAGAGAAGCATATAAAGATCCTGTTGACGCAGACTTCACACAATTTGGGTACGAACACGCAGAGTTTTGTAGTGTCGAAGGCGCGCAGGCATATGTTCTTTGTGACGAAGACAGAGGAGAGATTGTTGTCGTTTTTAGGGGAACTGAACCAAAAGAGTGGAGTGATGTCAAGGCAGACTTATACGCGACTCACACTAATGGGTTTCACTCTGGTTTTCTAAAAGAATATCTAAAACTTCATAAAGATATTATTCGCACAGTTGCGAGATATCAAGTTTCAAAGGCACCTGATTGGCCAGTCATTTTATGTGGACATAGTTTGGGTGGAGCAATGTCTCAGGTCGCGTCCTACTACGTGCCATGGGTCGATGCGATTTATACCTATGGTTCACCAAGGGTAATAAGCTGGTTTAAGGAAAAACTGTGTGTCGAGCATTTCCGTCATGTTAACAACAACGATATTGTACCCAGAGTTCCCCCCTTTCTACTAAATTTCAGACATTGTGGAAAACTAATATACATTGATTATGATGGTGACGTGTATCGTGGGGATTCAACTCGATGGAAAAGACTCAAAGATAGTTGGAAAGGTAGATTAGATGCTTGGAAACAGAGAAAATTTTTTGACGGAATTGCTGACCACGATATGGATTTCTACTGTGCTCATTTGGGGAGTGAATGATGCCTTGGTTACTCGTACTTACACTAAAAGCAATATTGAGTTCTATCATAGGTTCCAGTTTTTACCAGTGGTTCAAAAACACAAAGGCTGGAGTCTGGGTACAAGTTAGAATGGACAATACGATGGAGTGGATTGCAAAGCGTTACGATATCGAAATTGCAACCAGAGAAGAAAAGTGGTTGAAACAGTACCCTAATCTTGCTGAAAGGATAAATAAACTTGAGAATTACTCGCATCCTTGTAAAGAACTGCATGAGTTTGAAGTTTGGCCAGAGTTAGATGCAAGAATTAAAAAACTAGAAGGAAAGTCTGATGAGTAAAGTATTGTTTTTGCTCGTGTTGATTGAGGCTGCTGGCATTTACTTTCTCTGGGGAGAAAGAGAAATCCTGAAAGAAAATGTTGTGAAGTTAGAGATTGCAATAGAGGAACAAAGGGCTGCAGTAGAATCAATACAACAACAGTATGAAGTGCAGGGACAGGCACTCATAGAACAGACGCAAAAGAATGCCGAGATAGAAGGTGAAATGAACAGATACCTAAGTATCTTTAGTAGACATGATCTAACAAAACTTGCCGCGGCAAGGCCTGGGTTGATACAACCAAGGGTGAACAATGGTACAAAAGATGTTTTTGAAACAATTGAACAGGACACACAGGAATTGTATGAAGTTTCTAATCCTACCGCTGACACTGATACTGAGTAGTTGTTCTCTCTTACCGGAAAGAACAAAACCAGTTGAGATTGTCACAAAACCTGTTCGTATAAATATTACTCAACCGGCATACCCAAGGCCCTTAGACTTAAGGGAACCATATTGGTATGTTGTGAATGACGATAACCTTGAGACTTTTCTTGAGGATGTTCGTAAACAGTCTGGAGATCAGACTGTATTTTTTGCCATGACTGTAGCTGACTACGAATTAATGGCATATAACATGCAAGAGCTTCGTCGCTACATTCGTGAGGTTCAAGAAGTGGTTTTATATTATAGAACTATCACGGAAAATCTTAACAACGAAAGCGGAGAAGATGGTGGCGGAACAAACTAACTTAGAAACTCAAGTAGCCGTTCTGAGAAAGGATGTTGAAAACATGAAAGAGATTCATGTACGCTTGGATAATGCAATTCATTCAATATCTGATGTAACTTCTGCTATCAACCGTATGTTGGCTGTCCATGAAGAAAAGATATCCCAACAAGAAGAAGCGGTTTTTGTTAGTGAACAACTCATGGAAAAAAGAAGAGTTGAGTTCTCCAAAGACATTACTGAAATTCATAGTAGAATTAGTAAAGTAAAAGAAGAACTATCTAAAGAAATGACCGAACAGCACTATAAAAATGAACGGCTTCTGGAATCAATTAAGACTGACGTTATTGAAAAGGTAAACGACCTAGAACGTTGGAGATGGATAATTTTTGGAGGAATCAGCGTCCTTGCCGTTTGTTCTTCCATAATTCTACCAAATTTACTCGTATAGATTTTCTCTCGCCTCGTCCCACTTCGCAATTAAAGTTTCATTGTAGAGTTCTTCTGCAAACTCATAGTCTTCCTGATACTCTTCGTAGATAGGAGTGAGATCGTGTAAATCCCGATCAAATTTATTATTGTTTTGTGATGAATTTTCTCTTTCCCAATCGATATCTTTCCACACTACATCGCCAAGACAGTGGGCCATTCTACTCATAACCTCATCCCTTTCGTCATTATCATCACTGAAGAGGTCTTCATATGCATAAATGACACATGTTCGGTCATCAAATCCCCAAGTGTCCTGTAGGTTGTTTACCACATCTCTCAAATCTAAATCGTATGCCCTACCCTCATCAATCTCGTGTAGCATTGTTTCATACTCTTCTTGTGCAGTCCAGCTTCCACTCAAGACAATATCTGGATTAGTAAGAGATTCTAAAATCTCTGCGTGATTATCATATTGTTTGCCTGAAGCAATTTCTTTAAGATACATTTTTGCCATAGAGTGCAATCTACAAACAGGATCTCTCATTGCAAACATAGGAACGGTTCTTATTCCTTTTTCTTCGAATTTATCTTTTATAGTTTGAAGAGATGGTTGTTGTATTTGATACTTCACAGGAAATAAATCGGCAGAAATGTTGCCACTAGTCGGTTGTGTTTCTTGTTGTACCTTGTTTTCTAACACATCTCCATAGTGCTCTACGTAACTATCCAACCATCCTATAGGATTAGACATGTTGTACCCTGCGGTTCTATAGTATTGAATTGTTCTATTTACATATGTTAAGTCTAACGTCAAACCAAATTCCATCGACTGTTTCTTTGTGTGTTCTTCTTCATTCTGTATTATTTCATTACTACCGCCAGGCTCCGTGACATTGTACCAATCCAAAAGAAGAGTTGGCTCTTTTTGCCAAGAAGCACACCACCAATCCTGTTTATTCAACTGTTTCCAAAACCAAGTAGTACCAGTTTTCTGCGCTCCCATATGGAGAATGTGAATTTTGTCAGGCATAGTCTTCCAATGCTCCTTTTCTTCTTAAGTCTAGAGTCGCGCAGTGCATACCGCCTGCGAGAGTCATTGCATGTCTAAATTGTATTGGGATGCAATCTATCTTATACTTATTTAGTTCCTTCATGAGTGGTGCTTGACAATTATCAATCACGACTGTATAATGGTCTATGCTAAGGAGGTTGAGGCCTATATAAGGGCTACAAGGTGCGGCATACCCCATTTTGTTTCCTTGAACCACAACGTCCTCAAAGTAAATTTTGTCCCAAGTCTTGAATACTTCTGGACAATTGTGTTTGTTTACCCTATTAGAATTTAGAAGAACCAATCCAGGCCGTAATGGAATGATAGTGGAGTCAAAATGAGAAAAACTGTAAAGTTCACTGTAGTGCATTCTGTAACCCATAGGTTCAAGGAGGCGTTTCAACCATTGGTATCCTTTCATGTTTCCACTGTTAGAAACTTGATACAACAAGTCTTTACCTATTCGCACAAGGTTTGGTGCGTCAAATATAATTTCGTGGTTTTTTAACGTGGGTTTAGAGAGGTCTTCAAAGGTGAAAGAGTCATCTAAAAGTTTTGGTTTTGGTGCAGACAACCATAACGCACCGTCTTCAAAAGCTTCATACAAAATGTCTTCATACAGTCTTGTCTCAAAGTATCTTGCACGAACAGGACTAGGTGTTTCGATTAACATGTTTCCAAGAGGTATGATTAAGTCTCTTGGACACCAACTGTACCAACCTTTAGATTTCCAACCTTGTCCAATATCGTAAGTGGTGTTTTCCCAATCAATAATTTTAGGACGATGAACCTTTACTCCACAACTTTCCAATACGCTTGCGAGGCCGTCTGCATCTTCGTTTGCTTCATCAATCAACCACTGAGGGTATTCGCCCTCTGGAGGGACTTGATCAACAGGAGTATCTGCGTAACTAAAACTTCGTGCGCTAATATCGGTTGCGATTCTTGCGTGGTGGGCGTGTCCTACGATGATTTCTTCTAAAGGGTCAAAATCATTATGTGTGCTAATTTTCACTTGACAATTACATCCTTAAAGAGTTATACTATTAAACATGACATACATTGACGAAAAATATATTCTACTAGCCTCGCCTCTTCTTTTGCAGTTTAAGAAAAGAGGTAATCAAGTATACAACTTCCGTTGTCCCTATTGTGGAGACTCACAAAAATCTAAAACAAAAAGTCGAGGATTTGTGTTTCCCAAAGGAGACACTCTTATATATAAGTGTCACAATTGCGAAAAAGTGACTAACACTCAAAACTTAATAAGACATTTAGATGAAAATCTATATAAGGAGTACGTGAAAGAAAAGTTGTCTGGAGGGGTAGGGAACTCCGTTTCGGAACAACCAAGGGAAGAAAGATATTATTTTAAAAAGAATGGACTGATAAAGGTTTCTAGTTTGCGATGGGATCATCCCGTAAAGAAGTACGTGATGGCGAGAAGAATTCCTTCAAACAGACAATATCAACTATTCTATGCTCCAAAGTTTTATAAGTGGGTAAATAGCATTATAACTGACAAGTTCCCATCCAGTGGTGACCATCCACGACTTGTTTTGCCCTTCTATGATGAGAGGGGAAAGATCTTTGCCTTTCAGGGTAGAGCGTTTGGTGAAGAAATTCCCAAGTACTTAACTATTAAGTTAGATAACACAAAGGACAAAATTTATGGGCTCGACCGCGTTGACTACAATCGTACAGTATACGTTGTTGAAGGCCCCATTGATAGTCTATTCATAGATAACTGTATTGCAACCGCTCAAGGTGATTTGAGGGTCGGTGTTGATAATGCAGTTCTCGTTCCCGACAATGAGCCTAGGAACAAACAGATTGTTACTAACATAGAAAAGTATATTGACGATGGTTATAAAGTAGTAATATGGCCAGAGTCGATTGTCCAGAAGGACATAAATGATATGATACTCTCAGGATTTACTGAGAGACAGTTGAAAGACATAATTGCACAGAATACATACGATGGAATGCTGGCAAAAGTTAGATTATCAAATTGGAAAAAGGTATAAAAATGGCTAAAAGAGACTATAATGGAATTCAAATTGATCTGTCTCGTGATGAATTGTTTGATAAGTTAGGACTGGCAAGACTGCAAGAATCTTATATGATGGAGGATGAAACCTCCCCACAGGAACGCTTTGCATTTGTGAGTAAGGCGTTTTCATCTAACCCTGAACATGCACAGAGATTATACGACTATTCAAGTAAACACTGGTTGTCGTATTCAACACCTATTTTATCATATGGTAGGTCAAAACGTGGCATGCCTATCTCATGTTTTTTAAATTATATCAACGATACTGCGGAGGGGTTAGTTGAAAATCTTAGTGAAACAAATTGGCTTAGCATGTTGGGTGGCGGTGTTGGTATTGGCTTTGGTATCAGATCATCTGATGATAAGTCTACTGGGGTTATGCCTCATCTTAAGACTTATGATTCGTCCTGTCTCGCTTATCGCCAAGGGCGTACTAGACGTGGTAGTTATGCTACTTACCTTGACATATCTCATCCAGATGTTTTGATGTTCCTTGAGATGAGGAAACCCACAGGTGACCCAAACGTGAGGTGTTTGAATCTTCATCATGGAATTAATATCAACGATAGATTCATGGAGATTATTGAACGGTGCATGGTTGACCCTGAGGCCGATGATGGGTGGAATCTCACTGATCCACACACAGGTGAGATACGAGATACCGTATCTGCAAAGGCTCTTTGGCAAAAAATCCTTGAACTGAGAATGGAAACGGGTGAACCGTATGTTCATTTTATTGATACCAGTAACAGACATCTACCACAGTTTCAAAAAGATTTGGGTTTGAAGATTCATCAGTCAAACCTTTGTTCTGAAATTATTTTACCAACTAACGAGGAGAGAACTGCTGTGTGCTGTTTGTCCTCAGTGAACTTGGAACACTATGATTCGTGGAGTAAAAACACCATGTTCCTTCGTGACATGGCAGAAATGTTGGACAATGTTTTGCAGTTCTTCATTGATAACGCTCCCGATGCTGTATCACGGGCTAAATTCTCAGCAATGCGTGAAAGGAGTATTGGTATTGGTGCGCTAGGATTCCATGCGTATTTACAAAAGAACAACCTTGCGTGGGAATCGTGGCAGGCAACAAGCGCAAATGTAAGAATGTTTAGACACATTAGGAGTAAGTTAGATGAAGCAAATTTGGAACTCGGTAAAGAGCGCGGAGAAGCACCTGATGCAGTCGATACAGGAAGAAGGTTTAGTCATGTTATGGCTATCGCTCCCAATGCATCTTCTTCTATTATCATGGGCAACACTTCACCATCTATCGAACCTTTTAGGGCAAATGCTTACCGACAAGACACGCTTTCGGGAGCGTATCTCAATAAAAATAAGTATTTGGATGTGCTTATTAAAAGTAAAATGGATGATGGTCAAACAAGAATTCCATATGATGAAATATGGTCGTCAATAATTGCGAATGATGGTTCAGTTCAACATCTTGCTTTCTTAAGTGAAGATGAAAAGGCGGTATTTAAAACATCTATGGAAATAGACCAAAGATGGGTTATTGACCATGCTGCAAAACGTCAAGAGTTTATTGACCAAGCACAATCTTTGAATCTGTTCTTTCGACCAGATTCAAACTTGAAATATCTTCACGCTGTACATTTCCAAGCATGGAAACAAGGACTGAAGACACTATACTATTGTCGTTCCGAAAAACTTGGAAAGGCCGATAAAGTTTCAAACAGAATAGAAAGACAAATTATCAAGGAAATCGACATGAAAGCACTTGCTGTCGAAGATGAACCTTGTTTAGCGTGTGAGGGCTAACATGACACCAACATCTAGATTAACAGACGAAAGAAGTTATTTTAAACCATTTAACTATGCATGGGCATATGACTCGTGGTTAAAACATGAGCAGTCACATTGGTTGCATACCGAAGTGCCAATGGTAGAAGACGTGAAGGATTGGAAAAACAAACTAACAGTAGAAGAAAAGTCGTTTCTTACAAACATCTTTAGATTCTTTACACAAGGAGACATTGATGTTGCAGGTGGGTATGTAAACAACTATCTTCCACACTTCAAACAGCCTGAGGTTCGTATGATGTTGGCCGGTTTTGCTGCAAGGGAAGCATTACACGTTGCTGCGTATTCACACCTTATTGAAACCCTTGGTATGCCAGACTCAACTTACAATGAGTTTCTTGAGTATGAAGCCATGGCCGCGAAACACGAATACTTCTTGGACTTATCAAACAATAACGGCACAAAAGAATCTATCGCAACAAATATTGCTGCGTTCTCTGCGTTTACCGAAGGTATGCAATTGTTTAGTTCCTTTATCATGCTCCTTAACTTCCCACGCCACGGTAAGATGAAGGGTATGGGACAAATTGTCACTTGGTCTATTGTTGATGAAACAATGCACGCTGAATCTATGATTAAGTTATTTCGTGAATATGTAAACGAAAACCTAGATATTTGGAATGACGATTTGAAATCTTCTATATACAGTATCGCAGAAAAAATGGTAGAACTTGAAGATAAGTTTATAGACTTGGCATTTGCAATTGGGCCAATGGAAAACCTAACCCCCGAAGATGTTAAAAAGTACATTAGATATATCGCAGACAGAAGACTGATTAGTCTAGGACTGAAGGGTATATTTAAAGTAAAAAGAAACCCATTGTTATGGGTAGAAGAAATGATAAACGCCCCAACACACACTAATTTCTTTGAGAATCGCGCTACGGATTATGCTCGCGGTGCGTTGACAGGAGATTGGTCTGATGTTTGGGCTTAGGAGAAGTAAATGAAAAGGAAATTGACTTGTTTAGAATGTGATGGGGTTTTTACTATAAATCATTCTATGGAAGACGATGACTACAATGCAGAGTTTTGTGTTTTTTGTGGTACATCAATAGTAGAAGAATTAGATTATGATGAGGATGAGTCGAGAGATTATATTGATCTAGACCCTGATGATGATGAAGACTTCTAGTGCAAAGGCAAAGGGTAGACGATTACAAAAATGGTTTGCAGAACAGCTTGTTGAAAAACTAGGAATAGACCCCGAAGACGTGGAGTCTAGGCCTATGGGTTCACAGGGCGAAGACATAATTATAGGAAAAGAAGCTAGACAATCCTTTCCCTATAGTGTAGAATGTAAGAATCAAGAGCGTGTGAACGTTTGGGAATCTTACCATCAAGCAGAATCAAACTGTAAAGGGTATGAACCTGTTCTGGTGATTAAGAAAAACGGTGAAAAGCCTCTAGTAGTTATTGATGCTGAACACTTTTTAAAAATGTTAAAATAGGAAATTATTATGGATGTTAGATTATTCAGAATATCTTCAGGTGAAGATATTATCGCTGAGGTTGTAGAATCAAATGACGATGTTCTTACAATTAAGAATGGTATAGTTGCTATTCCAAATGGTAAAAGTATGCAGATTGGTTTTGCACCTTGGACGCCACTTCTCGACCCCGACACGGAAATTGTAATTGAAAAGTCTTGGGTTGTTTATGATGCTACACCGAGTAGTGCGGTGCTAGAACATTATAACGGTATGTTTGGAAACGTTATGGTTCCAGAGAACAAGATTATAGTGTGAGTTTTTTCTGTCCCGAACCATATACAAAAATATCAACTGACACGAACGGGTTTTGGAAACCATGTTGTATTTCAAAACCCAGTTCGATGCACATTGATACCGTTAAGTATATGGACTTTTATAATTCAGATGAAATGGTTCGCTTGCGAGAAGATCAAAAAGCGGGCAATATGTCTACTTTGGTGAAAGAAACTTGTTATGCTTGTATACATGATGAAAAAGTCACAGGTAGGTCTAGGAGAACTCAGATGCTAGAAGAGAATCCAGACCTTACACAGATAGACAATATCAAACTAAAACACATTGGAAATCTTTGCAACTTAAAATGTTTGATGTGTTTTCCAGAGGTGTCTTCTCTTTACGCCATGGAGGCTCAGATACTAGATGACTACGATGGTGATATTGTTATTTCTCATAAACCAACAGAAACCTATCTTGAGGGGCTGAAAGAAGTACTCCCAAAAGTAAAGGCAATAAAGTTTGTAGGTGGAGAGCCTATCATTAATCCAGAAACGTGGAACTTTCTTAAGTGGTTGAAGTTAAATCAATTTTTTCACCTTGAGATTGAGTTTACAACAAACGGGACGAGACACTTTACTGACGCAGAAGAACTTCTTTTAATGTGGTTCAAGTCAGTAAATATTATTGTTTCAATTGATGCGGTAGGTGAAAAAAATGATTATATTCGTTTCCCATCAAAATTTGCAAACTTATATAAAAACTACAAACGTTTTAAGGAGTTCGCTAATCACGTAAATTTACACACCACAGTAACCATGCTGAATATTGGTGATGTAGATAAGGTATTGGATTACTTTTCTGAAACGGATGTAAGTGTTGGACAGGCGATATCAAAACCCGATTTTCTATCTCCCGAAAACCTCCCTTACAGTATTAAAGAAAACTATTGTTCAGAGATACCCCACATACAAAAGATATTGGAAACTAAACCAAACTATCAGAAGTTTATGGAGGGGATGATATATCTAAAGAAAAGAGACGTACACAGAAAGACAAACTTGTTAAATCTGTGGCCGGAGTTTGAAAGTTATTATCCTATAGGCACAACATGAAAAATTATGAAAACGTTTTGGTGGTATCAGCACACCCCGACGATTTAGAAATATCTGCTGGAGGCACAGTATCTAAACTTACACGTAAGGGTGTAAATGTCGATAACCTAATTATGGTTCATGACGTGCCTCACAAAAAATACGTAGAAGCATCTTCTAAGTGGTTGGGGTTTAATCCCATCTTTTTAGATTTTGAAACTTCTAGACCAAGAGAGTCACAGCATGTCATTGCACATATCGAACTTATGTTAGACATCCCATCTTATGATTTAATTATTACTCAATGGAGAGAGGACTGGCATCAAGATCATAGGATGACACATTATGTTGCTAACAGTTTAAGACGAAAGGGCACTTGTGATGTTTGGTATATGGATGCCTGGCCGTACAATCAAAAGTATGAACAATTTAGAAACAGTGTCTATGTTGATATTACTGAAGATGAAAGACGTAAGAGACAGGCAATAAGAGAATATAAGAATGTGCCTTCTAGTGCAGTTGATAAAATCAGAGGGTACAATGCATACAGAGGAGATTTTATTAACTCTGGTTATGCAGAAGTTTTCTCTGCCGATACTATAATTCTGAGATAATACCGGCAGATACTGGCTACATTATACTATTGCAATGATGACAAATGGAATGGCGATTGCACCAACAACAAGTGCAACTGCGGTTACTACTTCGCAAACAGCACAAACACGTTCATTTTCCATCAGGCTTTTGACCAAACTGGACATTCAGGGTTCTCCTTGTGGGAATTTAAGTAACACCATTGTTACTCGACTCTATTTAGACACCAAACGCTTGACAATTAAACAATAAATAGACTAAAATAGCAACATATTGGAATTAATATGCGACAAAATAGAAACAAAAACAAAAACTATAACTTTGGGTTATCTGTAACAGTCGAGAATGGAAACTTTAATCGAGCATTAAAACAGTTTAAAAGAAAGGTTAAAGATTCTGGAAAGATGCAAGAACTCAAAGATAGGCAGTTCTATGAAAAACCTTCGTCAAGGAAGCAACGTAAGAAACAAGCCGCAGTTAGGAGAACACAAAAGGCTTTAACTGCAAACGAACCGAAAAGGTATTGATATGATTATTGTTGATATGAATCAAATTTCTTTGGCAAATGTTATGATGCATCTGTCAATGAATAAATTAACAGTCCCAGATATAGGACTAGTTAGACACATGATACTAAACTCTTTGAGACAGTATCGCTCCCAGTTTTCACAAGAGTTTGGTGAGATGGTAATTGCTTATGATTCGAAACACTATTGGCGTAGAGATTACTTTCCAAACTACAAAGCAAATCGAAAGAAAGGACGCGAAACAGACTCAAAAGATTGGGATGCAATTTTTGAATGTCTAAATGAAATCAAACAAGAGATTCGAGAGCATCTTCCATATAAGGTTCTAGAAGTGCATGGTGCAGAGGCTGATGACATCATTGCAGTACTGGTAGAAGAAAATCCTAAAGAAAAGATTTTAATTCTTTCTGGAGACAAAGATTTTATTCAACTTCAGACTCAGGAAAATGTTTCACAATACAGTCCGATTACAAAGAAGATGGTGAACGGTGAAGATCCAGTTGAATATAAACGTATACATATATTAAAAGGTGACTCAAGTGATGGAATCCCCAACGTTTTAAGTTCAGATGATACTTTCGTAACAGGGATTCGACAAAAACCTTTAAGTGCAAAAAAGATTGATGAAATGCGTTTCTCTAAATTTCCTAGTATAGAGGTAGAAAGGAACTTCCAGAGAAACAGAACTTTAATTGACTTGGGACGTATTCCAAATGAAATTAAAGACCGCATCAAAGAACAGTTTACAGAAGCTCCTTGTGGAGATAGAAGTAAACTTTTTAACTTTTTTGTTAAAAACAAACTTAGAGAATTAACCGAAAATATTGGAGATTTTTGAAATGGTTGATACAACTGCAAGTTCCGCAACACTTCTTTTTTCTGAGGTACTTGAAAAAGTACACAAGGCAAAAACCAAATCACAGAAGGTAGATATTCTTAGACAGAATGACACCGCCGCTCTACGCATGGTAATCAAATCTTCTTTTGATCCAAAAATAAAGTGGGCAATCCCTACTGGAACAGTTCCATACCAAGCGAACGATGTTCCTATTGGCACTGAACACACTCGTCTTGCTGCAGAGGCTAAAAAACTTTGGCATTTTATCGAAGGTGCCGATGGAGAAACCCCACAGTTCAAAAAGGAACAAATGTTCGTACAGATGTGTGAAGGCCTTCATCAAAGTGAGGCAGAACTTCTTATTAATGCAAAGGATAAAAAGTTGCACCAAGTGTATAAAGGTTTTTCTGCTGCTGTAGTCAAGGAAGCTTTTGGGTGGGACGATGAGTTTGTCCGTCCTTGATTATATAAAAGTATATAACGGACTAGAAAAAACTCTCTGTGATGATGTTGTAAAACACTTCAAACACAGCCCATCTTGGGAAGTATCGACGTTTTCATCTAACACTGGCTATTCTGCAAATTCACATGAAAGTGTGAAGATGCAACAGTATTGGGTGGAGACAAGCGAACCGTACCAAGAAGAACTTGCGAATGGGTTTCGCAAAGTTGTAGAAGAGTATATATCTACATTCAATAAAGTGGAACCCATGATCTTTACTCGTTTCCGTCTAAACTGGTATGGTGTCGGTGGTTTTATGAGAAATCATATCGACAGCATTCATCACAGTCATGGACAAAAGTATGGGTATCCTCACATTACTGCATTAGGATTTTTGAACGACGAGTATGAGGGTGGTGAGTTTTCTCTCTGTGATGGAGAAATGGTGTTACAGCCTAATGTTGGGGATATAGTGGTATTCCCGTCAAACTTTATGTATCCCCATGAAGTGAAAAAGGTAACTAGTGGGGACAGGTTTACCTGTATGACATGGATAATGTAACTCTCGATCTTTTAGTTCTTAATAAAAACTTTCGTAACATAGACTTGCATGAAGTGCCGGACATAGCAAAAAAGTTTGTGTCTGGGTTTTCTCGCACATGTAAAGCAAAGAAAGTTTTGTGTAATCTAGCGTGGGAGAGATTTGGTGTTTCTCCTTCAGATAGAAACTATGCAAATAGTTTTATCATGTTTGAACTCTATAGGGCTGTGTTTGATGAGTTTGCAAAACAAGGGATTGAAACAACTTTTTTGGTAAACAGTTTCCACACAAAAGAGGAACACTATGATATCTACGATGTAAACACCAAAGTAATACCGATTAATTGGCATCTTTGGTATACCTACTCAGAAGTTTTCTTGAACGACACTGCAATTCCTAACGATAAATGGAACAGAGACGCAGACAAGTATTTGTTTCTTACGGGTAAACCAAACCGCACAAATCGAATCAGACTTTTGTGGAAGATGTATGCGAAAGGATTGCTTGATAAATGTGTGTGGTCTTTTTTCATGGCAGAAAGACACCATCTCTTTAACAACAGAAATAAACAGTATCGTGAGACTAGAAGACTTCTTCCTGAATTAACTGACACGCAGTTCAATGATTTTATTTTCGACATGGTAAGGTATCCCGATGCAGCCGCAGAAATGGTTAGGGGTTGCACCGCTGGAGATTGGTTATCTTTGATGGGAAATAAGTTTTCTACAGAGTTGTATTCCAACACGAAGTTTAGAGTAATTAGTGAGGGTTCGGACATTGAAGATACCAATGTTTTTATCACCGAAAAAACTTATCAGGCGATACTGAACAGAGTTCCGTTTATGATTACTGGGCAAACAAACTATGAGAAAAAACTCCAAGAGATGGGATTTAAAACTTACGAACAGTATATGAGAAATCCAAACTACAACTCGATTTACGGTGATGAACAATATGATATGGTTTGTGATAATATTGTAGGTTGGATGGATTATATGCGTGTAGGTATAGAAACTGATGTGGAACATAACTTTAAACACTATGTGAAACTTGCATTGGAAGCGGAGAATATACTCAGTAAACTTAATGATGAATTTGAATTTAAATTAGAACCAAAGGATTACTACAAGATGGCGAACACATTTTATCTCACGGGACTAAATAGAGATTATAGTATAGGTTTACGCCCAGAACAAATGAGGTTTGCATTCCCATGAGAATATTTAAGCCGGTTAGGCTTACAGAAAATTATGACCATCTACTCGAAGGTTTCAACGAAATCGAACGGGTTACTTGTGTTGGTCACCACAAAACAGAACAAGCAGACTTGCACCCAAATGGGTTTCCTGAAAGTTTTGTTTTGGATAACACCGCTATTCGTCAACGATTTTTTACCAGAGAAGAAGTTGATTTTGATTTGTTGGGGAAACAAGTTGGTGTTGAGGTGATAAGTGTCTCTGTCATAAAACAAGAACCTGGCAACGTAATACCTATTCACAGAGATATGTTTTACAAGATTGCTCAGGAACATCCACAAAGAGTTGCCGCAGGAGAAGAGATGGTTCGTGCAAACATGTTCTTGACAGATTGGAAAGCCGGACAGTACCTAGAATTTGACGAAGAACCGTTTACTAAGTGGGAAAAGGGAACCGGATTCTTATTTAACAAAGACGTGTTGCATTTATCTTCAAACGCAGGCGCACATGACAAATATACAATGCAAATAAGTGGATTTTATCATGACAATACACACAGGACTTCCTGATAACAAACATCGAAAATACGGTGGTGCGTACAGTGTATATGACCGACACACTGTATTTATTCGAGACGCTGCACTCAGGTCATATAAACAACCTAGTGATATAAAGCAACTCGACGCAATAAAGCATGAATTTTTTGAAACCTATCTCGAATGGTTTCCTTCTGTTCATGATTTGCATGGGATAGAGGACTTCACCGAAACCTGCTATACGCAAGGTACAGCAGAGTCTTTCTTATACTTTCATCTTAAATACAAAGATAAACGTAGATTACGAATCGCAAAGGGAGAATACTTCTTTCATCAGATGATGAAAAACCTTTACTATGATGAGTTTGAGTGGTTAGAAGACGGGCCTATTGAAAAGAATGATGCGGTTTTAATCAGTTGTCCTTTTTCTGATACAGGTGGAATTCCAGAGGGACTTCCCTACATTCTTAACAGGTGTACGGACTTGGGAGTTCCGGTGTTGTTGGACTTGGCATATATCAATCTCACAGATAATTTTGTGCTAGACTTATCATATCCTTGCATCGAGTATGTTACCACTTCACTATCAAAGTGTTTTCCTGTCGAGTTTCACAGGATTGGGCTGCGTCTACAAAGAACACGAGATGAAGATCAGTTATACGTGTATAATGAAGATGGTTACGGGTACTTAAACTTTATGAGTATGTACCTTGGTACTCAGATGATGCAAAGTGTTGAACCTAATTTTGTTTACAAAAAGTATAGAGAAAAACAATTAGAAGAATGTAAACGAATGTCTTTGGCTCCTTCTCCTTGTGTGTATTTTGGTATAGATGAAGAAAATTTGTATCCAGTTTACAACAGAGGACGTGATACAAACAGATTGTGTTTTACAAGACTATGGGACGGAAGAGCAGAAGGATTTGAAGAATGAAACACGATAAACTATTTCCAACAAACATCTTTAAAGTAAGTGACTTTATGCCAGAAGAAGACTTATACCAAATGAAATACGAGGTGATGAAAGACTATTCTCCGAGGCATCGTTGGCAGACTACCTATAATCTCCACGAACTGGAACCATTTAAGAGATTTTCTAATCAGGTTATGGCTCACGCTGGACTCATTATGGACGAGTTGACTACCATGTATGATGACATGGAAATAACGGGAATGTGGGCTAACGTACTAAAAAAAGGGGAATCGCATGACGTACACTCTCATTCAAACAACTGGTTGAGTGGTGTATATTATCTTGAAGGAAATGAATCTGCTGGTATCGCGTTTCTTGACCCTAGGCCTGCTGCATCCGTATTTCAACCACATTGTTATGCGAGTATTGATAACTCACACTTAATTAAATATCCAGCAACTACCAATCAGATTTACTTCTTCCCAAGTTGGTTATTACATTATGTTCCAACTGTAATGAACGACAAAGAAAGAATTAGTGTTGCTTTTAATATTCAACTGAAGGGCAACGTAGGGCAACCAGAGGATTTACAGTATGCGAAATTCTAATGAAATGTTTGATAGGTACGGACTTGTTGGTTGGAGAGGCCTAGAAATTGTTAAAGGGTGGGACAACGAAGTTGTCGATTATGACTATGAAAAGTTCCCTTGGTACGACAGAATTCTTGGTGCAATTCAAGAAATCAATCCTGACTGCGACACCATAGAATACTTACATATGTATTTCAATAGGGAACAGATTGTACCCTTACGAAAGCATCTTGAAAGATTTGTTCGTTCAGATGAGTTTTCTGGTTGGGTGGATGATTACTTCGATGCGATAATAGGTGACAGCCTTGGGGAGTATTTGATTCAGTCAACTCCTACCATGAACGTAGTGCTACCTGACCAACAGAGACAGGGTAGTATGTTGACCTTTCACACAGGACACTGGACTGCATATAACAATGGGATGTATACTATATGGACACCCGTATCTAAAGCTAGAGGTAACAATTCTATGCAAGTAGTTTCTTGGGAAGACTCTGTTGAGATTACAAAGGAACTATACGAAAACAAACACTCAATTTCTTGGTTACAAGAAAGGTGTTCAGAGGTTTCTTACCCTGTAGAAATCAATCAGGGACAGGCTTGGTTGTTTCATCAAGGACACTGGCACGGAAACGTAAACAATGACACTGGTATATCAAGAATAGGTTTGGACATTCGTGCGATGGTGAAGGGAACCGACTATCATTACAGAAAGCCTGGCGGGTATTTTCGCTTTCCAAAAACTAAAGTTTCCCCTCCAAGTGTCGATAGCGATAGACGCTGGATAGTTTTCAATGATCCGGCCGCCTCTGATTACATGGGCTCTATGCCGTTTCACATTGCAAGAAACTTTATAGAAACCTACATTGAAAAATTAAACATTAAACCTGTTGGTTGGCATAACGAATACACATTAACCGATTGGAATCCACATCTAGAATTTTTTATCGAGGAAACAGAAGTGCAAGGGATAGCGTTACTCAGCGCACACGCCCTAAGTAGTTCAGTTGAAAGAAGACTAGAACTACTCCAAAAATGTATTGACAGAGATATTCAAGTTTTATTTTGTGATGAAAACTTTGTTCTAAACACCACAGAAGATTTACAGTACATTGAAAGAATATTGAGATTCTAATGAAAATATTATTTACTTACCCTAACCTTCCTCTTATGATGAGCCCTGCTATCTCTGTGGCCATATTTCAAGAACTTGTGAATAGATTCCCAGAACATGAAATGGAAATTTTTGAAACGACTTATTATTCGGATGACTACAATAACCGTCATATTCGTCTTGAAGAGGTTGGAGCAATTCGCAAAGGTAAGGATAACTTCAATGACGATGCACAGGTTATTAGGGTTAAACCAACAAATGAAATACTACCGGATTACATAAAAAAAATTGAAGCGTATAAACCTGATGTAATCTTTTTTTCAACAGCGGAAGATACTTGGCCCCAAACAAAAAGTTTTTTAGAGGCAGCTAGACCTTATCAAATAAAAACATTGATAGGTGGAGTCTTTCCAACCGCAGCACCAGAGATTGTCTTAGGACACCCAGACGTTAATTATATCTGTGTACATGAAGGTGAGGGTGTTGTACAAAATATATTAGAAGGAAAGGATTGGGAAGATATTCTTGGTATTCACTATAAAGATAAAAATGGTAAGATACATCAAAATGGTGTGCAACCGCTTTGGGACATTAACAGTGTAATCCCAGATTTTCGTATATACGAAAAAGATGGTCGTAGATGGAAAAGACCTATGGGTGGTAGAATGTTTCAAAAGGTTCTCCCGATGGAAACCTATCGTGGTTGTCCGTATAGTTGCACCTACTGTAACAGTCCATTTACAAGAGAATACACTAGAAAAACTAATAACGGAAGCTTTCTAAGGAGAAAAACTCCTAAAGTTATTGATGAAGAGTTTCAGGTAATGCGAGAAAGACATAACCCTGACATGGTAATGTTTATCGATGACAGTTTTTTAGCTAGACCAAAAGATGAAATATTTGAGTTTTCGAAATTATGGGGTAAACACAAAACGCCATTCTGGTTTAACACCAGAATAGAAAACTGTGATCCTGATGTGTTACAAGCAATGAAAGAAGCTGGCGCATATAGAATGGCTTTTGGTTTAGAAGCGGGAAGCGAAGAGTATCGTAAAAAATACTTGAACAGAAGAGTTAGTAACGAAAAATATCGTAAATACTTTAAGTACATCAATGATAGCAATATTTGTTACAATTTTAATGTTATTATTGGGATGCCGTTTGAAACCAGAGAACTTGTTTTAGAAACTGCTAGATTGGTAAAAGATGCACTGGGGTATGACTCGCTTACAATTTCATACTTTACCCCCTATCGTGGGACTGCATTACGTGACATTGCAGTAGAAGCAGGAATGTTGACAGACAAATATGTCTATGGAGAAGGCTACATTGCGAAGGAAATGAGAGAAAATCATTTTCTTCAACAACCTATTGGATGTCTGACTCCAGAAGACACACAAAGACTGATGAAATGTTTTTCTTTATATGCTTACTACCCAGAGAGTAGATGGGATGAAGTTTATGAAGCAGAAACTAATGATGAAATTTACAAAGAGTTGATGGACTACTATCATAAAAACTTCTTATCCGAATATCAATTGGGCGGCAAGGACAGAATTAATAAAAGATTTTGTGCTCAACATGATGCAACTACAACCTATTCTTGGGAAATTGTTGCTTGACAATCCCTATTATACTACCTTATAATATGTAATATGTCCTGATAGCTCAACTGGATAGAGCATCGGCCTTCTAAGCCGAGGGTTGCAGGTTCGAGTCCTGCTTGGGACGCCATTTTTCGGGAGAGTAGTGGGGAGGTGTGGTTACCTGAACCCCGACGAAAAAACCTAAATGACACCCCCACTACTCAACTTTTTTCTAAGTCATTGATTTTATTGAGATTTTAAGTCATTGATTTTATTAGACCTTCAAATTATTTTACAATTACCTTATAAATCAATGACTTATATGCTTGACAAAACGGGGCCTTATGTTCTATAATTATACTGTAATTTGATGATTGAGAGAGAAAATACTATGACCAACGAAATGTCCTTTGCAATAATGAAAATGGTTAAAGTCATGAAAAATGACTATCTGCGTTTTTGGAAACGTTCTGATAGTGTATCTGCCCCTGGCACTTTGTCACCATATGCTCAAAAACAGTTGGATGGGTTTGTTGATTCAATTGAGATTTCTGAAGGTAACAAATACATTAAGATCATTCGGAATGATGGACAACGCATGGTTTGGGGTTTTATTGTCAACACAGATAATGACGCAAAATTTAAACGTGGTGATATACTAAAGGCTGCCGGTTGGGCAGCTCCCGCACGAAACAAACCGCGTGGTAATATTTTGGATGGTGATTTTTCTTGGGTTCGTTGGACTGGCCCTGAGTATCTTTAAGAGAGGTAAGAGTTATGTTGGATTTTAGAGGTTACGAGATTGTCGCTGACGGTATTGATGCCGGTCGTTATGCTACTCCAGAAGTCGCAATGCAGGCCTACGTGGATGATTGCCACAGCTATATCTCAGATACCTCTAAAGATGTATGGGGTTTCCGTTATCGCGGCGCTCTACCTACTACTTTTGCTGAACTAGAAGAAGAGTGTAAGATCTGGGAAGATCGTCTTAACATCCTTCTGTCCGAAGAACAGCACGAGGAAATAGAAAACCTCAATGCATTCATTCAATACGCGCCTGATCTAGAGACGGCCGAACGTTGGGCCAAGGAGGCCACACACTAGTGTTTAGACATGTAGAAACTGAAACCTTACCGACTCTATCGAGAAAAACGATAGAAGGTAAACGTATGTACCTGACTGAAGACGGCAGAAAGTATCCTTCTGTCACTACAGTTCTTGGTGCAAGAAACGCGAAAGCAATCCATGAGTGGAGAAAACGTGTTGGTGAAAAGAAAGCAAATGCAATCTCATCTCGCGCTTCTGCTCGTGGAACTAAGATACATGGTTTCTGCGAAAGTTATTTGTGTAATGAAAGTGTTCCCTATGAAGAACTAAATTTGATCGAGAAAGATATGTGGTATGAGTTTACCCCTATCCTAGATCGAATTAATAACATTCATCATATTGAAAGTTTCTTGTACAGTGACCATTTACGAATGGCTGGACAAGTGGATTGCATTGCAGAATTCGATGGTAAACTGACTATCATTGATTTCAAAACTGCTGCAAAACCAAAATACAAAAGTCAGATTAAACATTATTTTGCACAATGCGCTGCGTATGCAATCATGTACGAAGAACGGACAGGTATCCCTGTTAATCGTATCGCTGTGTTGATTTCGGTACAAGGTGAACAACCTCAAGTGTACATTGAGAAACGTGATAACTACGTTGATTATCTTATCGAAAGTCGAGATTTATATGAGAACAATTGAGAAGTTTCGTCTGCCGGCCTCTCTCTCTCACTCTCACGGCAGACAAAACCGTAGGCAATATATTATGAACCAACTGATGCCTACAGGGGACAACAGGGTTAACTCTTGCTCTCTGTTGTCCCCACCCTTTTTTGGAGTTTTGGTATGAATGTATTTTACTTACACCCCATCCCTAAAACTTGTGCAGTAATGCACTGTGACAAACACGTAGTCAAAATGATTATTGAGTATGCACAGTTGATGTCTACAGCCCATCGTATGTTGGACGGTACTGAGTACTATGGTAAAACAAAGAATGGGCGTAAAATCAAACGATGGGAACACCCAAAACCCTACATGGAAAACGCCTTGTATAAAGCAAGTCATGTAAATCATCCAAGTGCAATCTGGTGTCGTGCTAATCACGAGAACTACAACTGGTTGTACAACATGTGGTTGGAACTCTGTTACGAGTACACTCATCGATATGGAAAAACTCACCTTTGTGAAACCAAACTGAGAGATGTTTTGTGTCAGTTGCCTGAAAATATTCCTACAGGTAAATTTACACAACCTACCCCAGCAATGCCTGACATATATAAAAGAGAGGACTCTATTATGGCGTATCGTAATTATTATATGGGTGCTAAGAAAGCTTTTGCCTCATGGAAGAACAGGGAGGCGCCGATTTGGTATGAACCAGAAACTAGTTGAAGAAGTGGTTAGTTACAAAAAAGAAAACGGTGTCCTCTATTATCTCAATGAAAACGGGGAGATCGTTTTTACGCGAGCAGGAGAGTTCGTAGACGAAATACCTGATGGCGAATTTGACAAAGAAGACTTGTGGTTGGACTAAATATGCCTACATATAACTTTCAAAATAAACAAACTGGTGAAGTCATTGAAAAGTTTATGAAGATTGCCGAAAGGGAAACTTGGTTAAAAGAGAATCCCGATTATCAATCTATCATAATGCAGGCTCCATCATTCACGGGTGACCATATCATCTCTAAACAGCAAGACGGGGGAATGAAAGAGGTTCTAGACAGAGTTGCAAACGCACACCCTGATAGCCCACTTGCAGACAGATATGGTGACAAGAAATCTATCAAAGACCTTAAGACTAAGGATGTTTTAAGAAAACACGGTATAACAACATGAGTAAAAAAGTCTATTTAAAAGATTTGCGCGAACTAAGTCCTATTGGTGAAAATCAAAAACAAGTATTCTCATCTTGGGAAGCTGGTAAAAATCAATTTCTTTTCGGTGCTGCTGGAACGGGTAAAACCTTTGTTGCACTTTACAATGCGATGTTTGACGTACTAGATAATGAATCTCCATACGAAAGAGTTATTCTTGTGCGTTCACTTATCCCTACACGAGAAATTGGTTTCTTGCCAGGCGATGAAGAAGATAAATCTGCGTTGTATCAAGTTGGGTACATGAACATGGTAGACTTTATGTTTCATGATCCTAGAGGCCCGAACAGCAGTGCCTCCATGTTTGAACTGTTAAAGGAACAAAAACTGTTATACTTTATGTCAACTTCATTTTTACGAGGCTTGACATTCGACAACAGTATTGTTATAGTAGATGAGTGTCAAAACTTAAACTTTCATGAACTAGACACCATTATTACGAGAACAGGTCAAAACACAAAAATTGCTTTTGCGGGTGACTATTCACAAACAGATTTGAAGAACACTAATGAAAAAAATGGTTTGTATGACTTTATGAGAATTCTAGAAAACCTACCTAGTTTCAATTGCACAGAGTTTGGTATTGGTGACATTGTAAGGTCAGGATTGGTTAAAGAATATCTTATTGAAAAAATAAAACTTGGAATGGGGTCAGAACTATGAACAGAGAGGCTGTATACGAACAGCTTAAAATAGACGAAGGGGTCAAGTATGAAATCTATAATGACCACCTCGGTTATCCAACATTTGGAGTCGGTCACCTTGTCAAAGAAAGTGACCCCGAATATGGACAACCAGTTGGAACAGCAGTCAGTGAAGAAAGAGTCCGTGAATGTTTCGAGGGTGACCTTGACACCGCAATCAGCGAGTGTCGCAATCTATACGGAGAAGGGGACTTTGGAGCCTTACCCGATGAAGTACAGCAAATCCTTGTTAATATGATGTTTAACATGGGTCGAACAAGATTAAGTAAATTTAAAAAAATGAATGCCGCAATTGCAGAAGGTAATTGGAGTGAGGCAGCATTAGAAGGAAGGGACAGCCGGTGGTACAAACAGGTTACTAATCGTGCTGAAAGATTAATGACACGATTGGAGAACATAAATGGCTAGACTCAGAGAACAAATATTGGAAGCTAGTAAGAAACATTTTGAATCCCACATTGAAAAACATAGAATAAACGTAGAGGTTTATTTGTCAGACTCAGTGGGTATAGGTGAACATCCAGACATCATGGAAGCGATTGAAGGTGAACTATCACAAATGGCTGAGTATGACGATAAACTAGAAATGTTAGACAAATATTTTGACTAAATAACAAACCTATGTACAAAGTATTCGATGAAGCATGAGATAGGAAGTTTGGACGGGGGTTCAACTCCCCCCGCCTCCACCAAGAGCACATTCCGTAACTGCGTTACTTGTGGTAAGAGTTTCAAAGTGGTGATAGATCATCCATCTGTTATTCACTGTTCCAAGGAGTGTGTTGTTGATGGGGGCGTTCTGGATTCGACAGACGACTGAAGGCATGTGGAGAATCGACTAACGCAGAAGGTCGTTAAACTAGAAGCAAAACTACAAACGCCAATGATGACGTTTACGCTCTAGCCGCTTAAGGTTAGATGGGGTCTGGCCCACCTTATAATCCAACGGGCCATCTACTAGGAATTAATTATGGATTTTGAAGAATACACAACAAAAAAGTTTTCTCTTAAAATTGAAGAAATCGCCAGAGACAAAGGTATTACACACTTTGATGCTGTGCTGTACTACTGTGAAAAAAACGAAATTGAAGTAGAGTACGTCTCTAAGATGCTAACAAAGGCTCTTAAAGACAAGATTGAAATTAACGCTCGAAACTTAAAGATGATGAAAGATAATGTCGTTACTGAACTTCCTGTTTAAAAGTAAAAAGAAACCATCTGTTACTTTCTATTACGATATACCAAGAGACATATGCGACAAGATTAATCCTAAAACCGGCCGCAGAGGCGGTGAATGGGTTAATACTTCGTTGTATTGTAAGACTTGGAACTCGTTACATCCAGACGAACAATATAAGTGGATAGATTATCCCAACACATATTCTAAGAACTATTCTAAGGGGTTCTTTAACTCTAGTGACCTTGCACCACTTGCAGAAGTGATGCATCGCAATGGAATACGAATTGAAAGAACTGATTTGGGGGAGGAGATAAAAGGTAAATATATCTATCCTCTTTCCTTTGGTGCATCTTCTATATCATATTCCATAACGAGATGGGGCGCAAATCTATTTGACAATGTAAAAGACTTTGTTGTTGAAGACATTAATAATGGCAAGTGTCTAATGATTTTGTTTGACATTGACGACCCTGAGTCACATGTAATTGAGCCTTGGTGCTGGGAAAAACTTGACGTATTGCTCTCCACCGCAGGTATTGACCCAAGTAAAGTTATTTTTGTAACAAGAAATTTTGGTGACTCGTATGTGGCAACTGCATCTACAGAAATGGAGGTAATTACTTGGGACTATTTTGCCTGTGCAGAAAAAATACGAAACTGTGAGAATCCACCTTGGCCCTTCAATGAGAAAAATACTGGGTATGTTGATAATGTGAAACAAAAGTATGAAGACATATTAAATTATAATCCTAGTAATCCTTTCATAAACAAATTTAAAAACAACATGAAACGGTTTGGAATTGACCCAACCTTTGGAGGGAAGATAGAAATTGTTTATGGTAACGGAAAAGGAACAGGATATCCAGAGGGTCTTCTTGATGGTTGTTGTACGTTTCCATTGAAACTTCTTAATTGTATGTCTCAAAAGAAACCTTTTATCTATGTAAGCGATGATAACTTAATTGATAAAATGAGAGAACTAAACTACAGTGTATATTTTGGTTGGAATTGTGAGTACGCAATGATTGACGATTCTAATAAAAGACTACATTACCTAACTATGTTGTTTAGAGAACTACAAGATAAAGAAGACAAAATTGATGAACTGTTGGAAAAAAGTAAAGTCACTGTAGATGCAAACTATGATGCATTAAACAGGGCTGTTCCAGAACAGCAACTTATTAATCGTATTGTTGATTTTTACTTTGGTGAGAATGTATATGAGGATAGGATTTCTTAATCTAGATAATCCGTATTCGTCAATCGCGGTAGAGATGTCAAAAGAAGGACATCAAGTAATCGCGTATGATGCTAATGCAAAACTAGAGAAGTATTTTGACGCAACAGGTGAACATAAAAATTTCACCTTTACAACCGATCTAGTTAAGGCTACAAAACGTTGTAGTTACGTTTTTGTATTGCACCAATTTTTACCTGAAAGATATTATGACGGAACTGCCCCTATGGTAAAGAGGGGAATGCAAAGACAAAACCTAACACATCTAATTGAAACTTTTACAGAACTCTCCAAGATATTAAAACCATCACAAACAGTTATACTAATTGGGAATGTTCCACCTAGAACAACTAGACAACTTCAAGAGTTGATACCAGCCCCTATATTATATTTGACAGCTGGAGAAAACTTAGATACCGAAAAGATAAATGCAAGAGAGCAGTTTTGTTCTAGGTACTTGGAGCAAAATTTTCCCGTATACATTGGAACTCCTACTGGTGAGACCAAAGACAAAAGTTTTATTGCATTCGATAGGGACTTTGCCTTTTGTGGTTGGACAGGAGAAAACCTTGTTAACGGCACTTGGGAAGACATAGAACTTTTAAATATGTGTTGTCGAACTTTTGATGCTATGAATCAAACCTTTGTCAACACGGTGCAACATTTGTGTGCAAAGATTGGTGCTGACACAAGATTCGTTTTGAGAAGGATAAAGAAAAGAACCAACCACTCATTTCGTGCTGGTATAGGGCTAGGTTGTGACTATCCACAGACTTTGATGGATATGTCTTGCTTGACAAATGATATAGGTTTAGGATATGATCCTTTCAGTGAAATGTTGCTGGCAAGAGAACAGCAGGCAAAACACATTGCAACAAAGATACGAGAACTTGGGGTTAACGTAAAGTTTGGACAAACCGTACCAGAAAGACATAGTTCATCAGAATGGTTTTACTCTGGAAGAAATATTCCAACCTTTTACAATTCTTTTATTGAACTTGTGAAACACTACGTATTACAGATGGGATGCGTTATCACTGAAGACATCGATGAAACAGAAGTGTACGTTAAGTCACCGTATGACGAACTTGCGCCAACCCTAACAAGAGGCTGGATAGGAACTGTATTTGACATAACGGAGTATTACGGAAGGCCAATAGAACATGAATGGACCTGATGCTCAAGAAATATACTTAATATATTGTGCAATGAAGGCGCACTTTACTACAGACTATGACTATTATAAGTTTAAAGGTAAAACTAAAATAAAGGCTCAATCTTTTTTTAATAGAAAGGATAGAATATATTTCGTGAAGTTGGCTAGGAAGTTAAAAACAAAACAAGAAGTGGAAGAATACTTCATAGCGAACTTTTCAGTGTTGAGAGATAAGTGGATAGGAGACTTTTCTGAAGACATTTACCTAAAGTGGAAAGAAAGAAAAGACAACATTGTAAACGTTCTTGAAAGGGAACTAACACCGCACGTTAAGAACTTTGAAGAACTGTTTGTAGTAAAGGGACACCCAATACTTTTTAGGGAGTATTTGGGAAAGAGAATAAGTGCTGAAACAATGGTAGTGCTAAATACTCTTGTAAACTATTCCAAGGATTGGGATGCAAAAATGGGCAGTGATCGTATTTGGAAAAAAGAAAAAAAGTTTTTAACTAATTACGAAAAAAGCTTGACAATAAACAAAGATGCATGTAGAATGTGCTTAATTAAAATGATGGAGGTTGGTTAATGACCACTCAAGCAGAAGTAATCTCCGAACTGGAGTATAATCTTGAAATCGCTAGAAAGCGAATTCGTGAACTGGAGTATGACTGCGGTCAACTTCAACGACAGGTGAACGAGTCACGCGCTCGTTTTAACAAAAACAGAAACAACAAGGGCGCTAGACGTGGTGCAGTACAAAATACAAACAAGTAAACCAGAACATGTAGTTTTTGGTAATGGTGAGTCCAGAAAAAACTGGACTCTTAAACCACTGGCTAATGCTACAACTTGGGGCTGTAACGCAATGTATCGAGACTTTGCCCCAGACAATCTCATTGCAATCGATGTTGGTATACAAAATGAGATTGTCGCTTCTGGGTATACAAGGAGACATCAGTGTTGGTTTGCTGAATGGGAACCTATTCCAACTGATGCTTTTGCAATTGAAAGTATTATTGCATCTACTGGATTTGCAGAGTCTCAGATTTGTTGCGCTGGTGACCCAGATTCCAATAAAGTAGTTATCAACGGTGTTGATACCAGTGATGAAAGGGTACAGGAATTAAAGTTGATGTTTCCACATCTAGATGCAGAAGATTTGGAAGCAAAGCTTAAGTCGGACTACGGAATGTACGTGACGTATGTCTCACCAGAAGACAAGATACGTCCAATCTCAGACCCTGAAGGATGGTCAGCAGGGACAACTGCTATGCATCTTGCATGTCAAGATGGTGCAGAAGTTGTTTATATGATTGGGTTTGATTTATCATCATATTCTAGTCGAATAAATAATATTTACAAGGGGACTCCACATTATCTCCCGCCTGAGGCAAAGGGGTTCAACCCAATCAACTGGAAAAATCAGTTGTATTTGTTGTTCAAGGAATTCGAAGATGTTCAATTTAAGTGGGCATACGATAGTAATTTCTTGAAACAAAATGATTTTGAAAGTGCAAAAGGATTGATAGAACTTCCAAATGTGGAAACAATAGCACACGAAAACATACGTTTAACATAAGGAGACAATTATGTCATTGGATAATATCCGCCGCAACAACTCTCTGGACAAACTTCTTGGTGCAGTCCAGAAAGATAATCAACCTCAAGAAAAGAAATCATACGTAGATGAACGTCTTTGGAAACCCGAACTGGACAAGTCTGGTAACGGTTATGCTGTGATTCGTTTCTTGCCTGCCGTTCACGGTGAAGAACTGCCATGGGCTAAAGTATATTCACATGCATTCCAAGGCCCCACTGGACAGTGGTACATCGAGAACTCTCTAACAACTCTCAACGAAAAGGATCCCGTATCTGAGTACAACACTAAACTTTGGAACACTGGTGTTGAATCTGATAAGGAGATTGCACGTAAACAGAAACGCAAACTTCAGTACTACTCTAACATCTATGTTGTGAGTGATCCAAAACACCCTGAAAATGAGGGTAAGGTTTTCTTGTTCCGTTATGGTAAGAAAATCTATGACAAACTTCTGGCTGCAATGCAACCAGAGTTCGAGGACGAAAGTCCTATCAATCCTTTCTGTCCTGAAACTGGTGCGAACTTCAAATTGAAGATTCGTAAGGTTGACGGATACTGGAACTACGACAAGTCGGAGTTCGAGGCTGTATCTGCACTAAGTGAGGATACCGCGAAAGTAGAACAGGTATGTTCCAATTCATATCCACTTTCTGAGTACACAGAGAGAAGTAACTTCAAGTCATACGAGGAACTAAAAACTCGACTTGACGTTGTTCTTTCTGGAGTTACCAAAGTGGGTAACGTAGAAGACAGTATCGACGCTACACCAGCTCCCGCGATTCGGGAGGCAACTGCACCACAACCAGTTGCAGTGGAGTCTTCGTTCGAAACGACTGCTGACGAAGAAGATGACACCATGTCGTACTTTGAAAAACTTGCTAACAACTAGAAGTCTTTCTACGTTTTGTGAGGGGGAACTATGTTCCCCCTTTTTTATAAATAGGCTTATTCCCTCGCTGTGAAGCGACATGATTCCCCATGAGGACAACGGAGAATCTAGTATGAAAAAAATTTTACTTCTAATGTTGTTGCCTGTTCTGACAACAGCTCAAACTTACACAGATGATGTAGCAGAAATCATCAACAATAATTGTGTTGTCTGTCATCGGCCAGGAGGCGTGGGCCCGATGAGTTTCGAAACCTATGAACAAGTTCGTCCTTGGGCGCCTCTCATTCAAATGCGAGTAGCAAACAGAGAAATGCCTCCCTATGCATACGACCAGCATATAGGTATTCAGGACTTGGAAGGAGATTGGAGACTTTCTCAAGAACAGATTGATACTGTAGTAGCATGGGTAAATGCAGGTTCCCCTTATGGCGATCCTGACCGTGTAGTGCAATTACCTGAAATGCCTAATCCAGATGATTGGCGGTTTTCTGCAATGTTTGGCCAACCTGACTTAATTGTACCTTCAAGTCCGTATGACATTCCGGCAAACGGAAATGACCTGTGGAGTAAAGAATTTGTTAATCCAAAACTTGTTGAAGATCGTTGTATAAAGGCGGTACAGGTAAAACCAAAAGGTGATGCAGCTGCGGTAGTACATCACGCTAACTCAGATGTATATGTGTATGATGAAGAGGGCGAACTTGTTCCTTATGGACAACTCACAGAGTATGCGATGGGCAAATGGGGTGAAGTTATGCCTGAAGGAGTCTGTCGCATCATGCCTGCAAATTCACTAGTGCGTTGGGACATTCACATGTTTCCTGGCGGTGTGGGTGCAACTGCTGAAGGCGACATGATCGAAGACAATGTTGTAGAGATTGGTCTTTGGTTCCACGATGAAGATTACGCAGAAGTAAACGATGTGTACAATCAAGACCTTCGTTTATATCCTCTTCGTGAAGGGTATGAAAATGGCCACCTGATTGTTCCACCTCATGGTTATGCTATGACTCAAGGCTTTCATAGTTTTGACCATCCCGTCCGTATTGACAGTTTCCAACCACATGGACATCTACGGATGAATGCAGCAAGTTTAGAAATCTTTTATCCTGATACGGGTAGAACCGAATCAGTGTCTCAGATTTCTAATTGGTCAGCAACGTGGCATCACAGTCACATTTATGCTGAAGATGTAGCCCCTTTGTTACCAACTGGGGCAGTGTTAGTAATAAAACAGTGGTATGACAATACTGCTGATAATCCCAACAATCCTGATCCAGATCAATGGGTATATGGCGGAAGTAGAACGGGTGACGAGATGTCTCATGCGTGGATAGCTGTTACTCATTTAGACGAAGAAGGTTATGAAAAAATATTGGAGGAAAGAAATGCGAAAATTAATATTGCTGGGAGGTAGTTTATTTGCAATTATAAGTTATGCAGATGAAATAGATTACGCACAAGACGTTGCACCTATCTTTGTAGAACAATGCCAGTCTTGTCACAGGGAGGGCGGTATTGCTCCTTGGGCAATGACTAACTATCAAATGTTACAGGCATTTGCCCCTGCAATCAAAGAGGCAATCATTACGAAACACATGCCGCCTGGCCAGATTGATCGTAAATACGCAGGCACTATCATTAATCACAGGACTCTCAGTAATCGTGAAGTTGATACGATTGTAGAGTGGATTGATGCAGGCGCACCTGTTGAGGGTGATGTTGATCCTTTGACAGAGACAACCTATTCTACTTCAGAGTGGGTGCATGGTGAACCAGATATGATTATCGAAGTACCGCCTCAAGAGATTCCTGCTGTCGGTACAATGGGCCCTAATGCCATTCCATACAGATACACCAGTGTGGATTTAGGTCTCACAGAGGACAAGTGGTTACGTGGTTCAGAATTTTTACCATCAGAACCTACTGTCATGCACCATATGCTCAACACTGTATCGCTGCCAGGCGAACGAAACGGTAACCTGTTGGGTGCTCAGGGTGAAGGACAGGGTAACATGGAGTATGCAACTATCAGTGCATATGTGCCAGGCGGTGACCCCGATTACTACGATGAAAACACTGGCGGTTTGTTACGTGCAGGCTCTATCGTAAATCTACAGTTACACTATACGCCTGACGGTACTGCAAGAACTGATAGAGCAAGAATCGGACTGTACTTCCATGATGAAGGTGTGATACCAGAAGAGAGAATGGCAGGCGACTGTGCTTGTATTTTCCCTAACAACTGGACACCGATTCCCCCATACGATCCTAACTTTGTACAGACAGCAGAGATTACGTTGAAGAATGATATTCGACTACACACATTCTTGCCTCACATGCATTTCCGTGGCAAGAGTATGCGTGCTACTGCAATCTATGCTGATGGTACAGAAGAAGAGCTTATCGACATTCCTAAATATGACTATGCTTGGCAACTTTCATATACATGGAAAGATCCCAAGTTTATTCCAGCAGGAACACGATTGTTTGTTGAAGGTGCATTTGACAATTCGGCAGACAATCCAATGAACCCTGATCCAGCAAGAGAAGTACCTTGGGGCCAAATGTCAGAGGACGAAATGTTCTTTGGCGCATTCACTTGGAAAAACGTAGAAGGAGACTAGCATGTGGACTAAACCCACTTACGAAAAAATCCGTTTAGGGTTTGAAGTAACAATGTACTACAAAAATAGATAGAAAAATATTAAAGGTGAGAAATGAAAAAATTATTGCAAGTGCTGATGATCAGTTTGGTCTTAACTGGTTGTGGTAGTAGCGCAATAGACCTATATGATGACCCACAATTTGATTGGATGCCTAATCCATTGCAGTGGGAAAGAAACTGGAGAGATTGTAGATCTCAACCACAATGCAACCCTGCTGATTTGTTCAATAGAACGGGTTACATCAGCACGATTGGTTAAATTGCCGCGGTAGCAATACCATTGATAAATGGGTCTGGATTCACAAGACTCTTGTTGTTGACAGTGGTATTGCTATTGCTGGTGTTACTTACTCTAGTAGATGGGGCATTCACAACTGTAACCTGAGCCATCGCCTCTTCTCTACTTACAGATTGCTGTGACTGAATCAATTCTTGATTTTGTTGCAAAGATGGTGCGGTAGAAAGTGGAGCAATTTGTGCCTCCGAAGGTTCTACCTCCATCATCATTTCATCAAAGTTTCTCTGCATCTGTGCTTCTAGGGCTCTTCTTTCGATAAGTTTTTCTGCAATTATACCAGAAGAATCCATTTCTGCCGCAGTCTCCATGTCGGCATTAACGAACCTCGTTGCCTCTGCAACAGTGTCAAACATTGCACGTACCCCAAACCTTGACGTTCCTATGTACTTACCAGACCAATCTAAGATTACTCCATCTGGTAATCTTTGTTCTGCTTGATTTGTTGCAGTGTTAACTAGTTGTGTAATATTTGCAGGCGGAGATGTCTGCACAACTGGTTCAGGTGTAAAGTCGGCCGGAGATGTCTGCACAACTGGTTCCGGTTCAAAGTCGGCAGGAGTGAGTGCAAAAGCCTGATCTATTGCCTCTTGTCCAGTTTGAGGCACAGGTAGGTCATTGTTCATCATGTTCAACTGCATTGACGCAAAGGTTGTACTCGTGTCA